TATGTAGACGATACAGGTAAGCCCGTTGGACCGGCTACGGAACTTGCCGATGCTCTTATAAGGATAGCGGAGTTCGCAAAGGCGTGTGGCTGGGACCTGGATCATATCACCCAGCAGAAGATGCTATACAACCGAACACGTGGGTACAAGCATGGAGGTAAGGTGGCATGACATACCGAACGCTAAACGTAGTGCTGTGCTGCTTAATCCTGGGGCTGATTACAGCGTGTTGCATGCCTCAAGAACCCAAGAACGGCTGGTATGGGTTTATCCCACCAGACACTAAGTATGCGACTAAGTGTGTTCGTCACGAGGACTCATTCGAGCGTGTGTGCCGTAGCTTTATCAACGGTACAGCGTACTGTTACTTCCAGAATAAGGTAGGTCTTATACCCATCGACTGCGAACACTTCTGGCCGTCGTGGAACAGACACGGATACGGTCGCCCAATTGGATCACGTGAAGTATGCGTAGGGGGTCGGTGCAGTAAAGAGTATTACGATGAGTGTGGGTATCAAGTGAATACATCGACTATGGTTTGGAAACCTATCCGTTAGGCGTATAAAAAACCTATACGTATACGGCGTTATTCGCAAACGTATTAGTAATAGAAACGAAAAAACCAACTCACATGTCGTCCCCCTCCCCCCTTTGGGTATAAGTGAACGTAAAGGTAACGCTTGAATTTACATTCACTATACCTATAGGGGGGACAGGTTGTGATGTGCAGGACTGCATCGTATTACTAATACGTTCTTAAAAAACGTAGTAAATTCCAAGTAAAAAATAACGGGTATTTCGTATACACCCGCATACCTCAAATGAGTTCCTGCCTAGGACCAATCCACTAGATCGCATACCTATTACTAATACCATCCCAATCTATCTACCATTCGTCTTGCGCATTTCCCGTTTAACGTGTATAATATAAGCGCAGCTCGTCGGCGTAGGCTTGCATGCGCGTAGCCATGAATGAACACGATCCAGATATCGTAGGTGCACCGAAACACCTGGAACCTTACCGATTCCCTCCAGGTCAGTCGGGGTGCTATACTAAGGGTAAAAGACGTGCCCTAATCCCTTGGTGTAAGAAATGGGCGTCTGGACCGATCGGTAAGCAGCGACTCAAGTGGTTGGCTATGCAGAACGGCGATCTCATGGTTGCGTTAGGTGCAGTCAAGATGATATACGAGTATGGCTACGGCAAGCCATCCTCTATGAAGGAAATCCACGATCAGGATAAGGAGAATACGGGTGTCGCGATTGATTGGACCAAATACCAAGGTGAGGGTGGTGCGGAAAGGCTCAAAGAAGACCTCTGCAAAGAACTCGAATGGTTCGAACAGAATCGAGACCTTCTGGAATCAGCTCCCAGAGAGAAAGAAAAAACTCGACGTTCTAAGAAGGGCAAAGGTCGCAAGCACCGCTCAAAGTAGTCTGACGTACTACTATAACCGGGTATGGTCGGAAGGCATTAGGCGACGGGACGATGACTCCAAAGCATTCGTCCCTGCGAAGCACGTAGATAGGTGGTGCGGTGAGTTGCAGACCCATCTCTTTACGTCTAAGAAGGCACCTAGAAACCATCTGAAGTCTTGCACCATATACGCTTTCCTATCTTGGCTTATCTTCCGACGCAATCGCAGATACTCCGTAGCCTACTTCTCCTATTCGCATGACCTCGCATCGAAGCATATAAAGGAACTCAAGGCTTACATGCGCGACAACCCGTACTTCGATCCCCTTATCCACCTAACGGATGCCGAGGGGATTCTAAGGTGCAAGTGGCCTGACCTTCCTTATATATACGAAGTCGAGCCGTATGGAGTGTCGGCAGCGTCAAGAGGTATCCATCCTCATGGGGTGATATGCGACGACATCCTTAAGGACCCTACACAGCGTAAGCTGAACCTAGACCAATTGGACTACATCAACAGGATGTTCAAAGAGAAGATCACTATGATGCCGAAGCGTGGTGGCTTCCTTCACTGTTGGGGTACTCCACAGGATACCGAAGATTTGTTCGCACTGAATGCAGAGTCTAAGCGTTTCTTTTCTACCAGTCACGATGCTGTCGTAAGTGAAAAGAAAAAGCAGTCTTATTGGCCAGAACAGTACCCGTGGAAGGTGCTTATGACCATTAAGAAAGACATCGGTGAGAAAGCATTCAACAAAGAGCTACGGTGCAGACCGGTTCGTGGTGAGGAGAGTTACTTCAATGAGGAAGCTATTACGGAAGTTATCGACAAACAGCTACCTAATCTCTCTACCGTCAAGGACAGCATCCGGGATGGTTCATACGTGGTCGCAGGGATGGACCTGGGTAAGAAGCGTCACCCGTCGCATTTTGTCGTCTTCCGGATCGAAGGGACGAAGCTGATACAGGTACATAGCAAGTTCCTGGATAACAAAGATTACACCCGACAGACAGAGTACGTGGCAGAAGCAGAAGAGGCATTCAGTATAGATGCGTGCTTTTTCGATAACACAAGGGGTGAGTTCGAGTTGTTCATAGAGCAGGATAAGCTACCACGCTGTATGAGCATTAAGCGTCCAGTAAAGAAGAAGGATGGGACTGATGGAAAGATTCAGAACATCTGTGCTGCTGTTCTATCAGGGAAACGAAAGTTTGCCATTGCTGCATCCTTCGATCGAGCGGTTACGAAGAAGAGAATCCAGTTGCTCTCAGATGACAGACAACGGAAGCTTATCCTATCGGTGGACAACGACCTTATGGCACCGGAGACGGTACTCGGACACGGAGATTCTTTTTGGTCGGTAGGGTTAGCGTGTCAGGCAGCCGAATTGTACAGTGATGAGTTCGTAGGTGAAATAGAGCCGCACGTACCAGAAGCTAGTAAGAAGGATCCGCAGGATCAAATAGCAGACCGATACTCAAACGCACCGCATGGGTCCAGTGAGATAATGGAAGGATTAGGATCCATCCCAGGAGGACCGTATGAGCCGCCGATTGCGTAACAAGGTTAAGGCTAAGATCAAGGACGTAGTTGCAGCCGTTGCCGGTAAGCATAAGGTGACAGTAGGTCAGAACAGACGTCTCGCATACTGCACGTGCGGATGGCAGATATGGGATATACAGATTCCCTATGACGTGTGGGTGAAGCATCAGTTTCAGGATGCGATAGACAAGCATCTAAAGGGGAAATAGACATGGGTCTTCTTAGACTACTCGGTCAGGGGATCAGAACTCTACGCGAGTTTGCAGAAGAGGCAACTGCACCTTTGACCGAACAGGAATTTGGCGTATCTGAAGAGTCCGATTACAAAAGGAACGAAGTCGACCAGTACACTCCTGACGCTCTCGTTAGCAAAAAGAAGTTTGATATATACGAGACCATGTACTGGGACGACCAGATCAACATGTGCCTTACTGCACTCAAACTCATACGGCTATCTAGTGGGTTTGAGATCGAGCCGGCATCGGAGGATGTAGCGGATCAAGAGGTAGCAGATTTTGTAGCAGACGCACTCAACGACGTTCGGGACCCATGCAATAGACGGCGCACCCTTATTCACTCAGTAGTCTACAACACCATGGGAGCGTTAGAGATGGGGTGGTCGTTGCAAGAGACGGTACTCCGCATTATAGAGGAAGGGCGATGGACTGGGAAAGTTGGCTACAAAGCCATCAAGTCAAAGAACCCGAAGTACTTCAACGTTTCCGTGGACGACTTCGATGCAATACTGGAGATAGTTTCTATTTCGGGACGTACGTACGGGAGAAAGTATCCGGCAGAAAAGTTTCTTGTCTATTCGTTTATGAAACGATACGAAAACGTTTTCGGGACGTCACGTCTTCGCTCACTGTATCAATGGTGGTGGGTTAAGCAGATAATGATAAGAGCGATGGGCGTGTACATGGAGAAGTTCGGTATCCCTATGCCCATCGGACACTACCCTCGACGCTTTACCACAACCAAGCAGAACGCCCTACTCGATGCGTTGAAGCAAATGCGTTTCGAGCACGCCCTTATCCTCCCAGATGGAGCGACTGTAGATTTTAAAGAGGTAAGTGGTAAGGGTGCGGCAGGGTTCTTGGAGATCATTAATAAGGCGGATGCTCAGATAGCTAAGACTATCATGGGTCAGACCTTAACGTCAGAAGCAGGTGGTCAAGACGGTGCAGGGTCGTTTTCGTTAGGTAAAGTGCAGTTTACAATCTTAGAGTTGTACCTGAACTTCCTTGGACGCGACGTATCCGAGAACCCTATGCAGACTTTGATTGAGCGTCTTGTGGACTACAACTTTTCCGGTGTGGTGAAGTACCCTAGGTGGAAGTTCAAGCCGTTGAGCAGTGAGAACCTAGCAGAGCATGTGGGTCGGTTCAATAGCTCGGTCGCGGCAGGTACAGTGATAGCGACAGAGGCTGACGAGGAACGGATTAGGGAGATATTGAAGTTCCCCACCACTGCATCGCAGCAGTTGAAGGTGAGCAAGTCGCCCAACAAGATCAAGGTGCTTACACCGAAACCGGCAGAACCTGTCGATCCTACAAGTTTCCCTACTGCATCCTATAGGCCACCGACTCCGTCCGGCCCAGGAGCACCGCCCAACACGCCCGTATTCGCCGAATCCACGAAGATCTTCACCGGAGTGAGCCGGAGGAAGGTTACGGCGTACGAAGGTAAGGTGGACTTCCAGGAAGCGTTAGAGGTAATCGAGGTAGACGGGACCAAAACCATCGCGACCAAGATGTCCCTAATCCTGAAGGGTAGCGTAGACAAGCTATTCGCGGAAGTCAAGCGTAAGAAGATAATGGAGTTGCAGGACTGGAACGCAATCGGTAAGTTAGAGTTGCGTGGTAGGGGCGAACTCAACGCTGCCATTATAGAGGGGATGCAGGACGTGGCTAAGTCAGGGTCGAAAGCCGCGAAACGAGAGATACGTGCCGCGAAGAAGTTCGTAGATATCCAACTACTCACTCCAGATGAAGTGCTGAAGTTTTTGAAGCGTAAGTCTTTCGAGATGTCAGATGCAACTCGTAACGACGTGTTAAAGAAGGTAAAGCAGCAACTGATGCAAGGGGTGAAGAGTGGTAAGTCGTTTAAGGAAACAGTTAGCGCGATAGAGGATGCGCTCGAACCTTACTTTAAACGAGGGACGCTCGATGAAGACAAGATTACCCCTGGTAGGTTAGAGACTATCGTGCGCACTAACGTTAGTGAAGCTTACAATGAAGCTAAGAAGGCTATCTATACCGACCCCGATTTAGAGGGATTTGTAGAGTCCTTGCAGTATTCAGCCATCTTAGACGACAGGGTGAGAAGTAACCATGAGGCTATGGACGGTGTGATACGTCCTGTGACGGACCCGATTTGGGAAGCTTGGACACCGCCGAACGGATATAACTGCCGGTGTACGATAGTCCCTGTGACGCAATTCGAAGAGTACGAGAACACGAAGAAAATCCCAAAGGTCGAA